GAAAGGGACAAAAGATAAGGTATTTACAAAAGGAAATGAGTACAAGCAAACGATGGCTAATTGTTTAATAGTAAATGATGATACTGGGACAGAACATTCATTTGGTAATTGGGAGAAATATTTCACTTCCATATAACACTAAGCTTCGTGCCGTTCTCTTCGAATGGCATTAAGCGGCTGTTGGGAACCGTCACTCGATAGAGTTATGGTTATTTCAAATCTGAATGATAGCGCCCCTGATCTTTTAAATAGAGCCTGAGCTTCTCCGTTTCTTCTTGCTTGACCTTAATAGAATTGTATGCCGTGGAAGGGTTTACCGTTGTCGCTTTTACTTTGTCTTCCTTGCTCATTTGTTTGGTATTCTGTGTAAAGGTTTCCTTTATTGCAAAGGTGATCAATTAGGAGCTTCTTATAGCCGCCTGTACTCGATAAAATGTTCTGCTTTGTAATGGCAAATTGACCTTCGAACACCGTGTTACCTTGATTCGATTCGGGGTTCTGCGCCCCACCACTTCCAAGGCTCACCGCGATTTCAGGCAGCATTGTGTAGGCAACCGCCCAACGAAGATAAGGCGCAACGAAATTATCGAGAAGGGTTTGATACCTCCCGTCTCCTTCGTCTGGCACTGTACCGTTCACTAGGTTCTGAAGCCGATTCATAAGAGCATAGCCAAGGACATAGGCCAAGCGCAAATCCTGAGCTACTTCGATGTTCGGGTTGATAACATCGACATCCATTCCTCCACGTATAGGAGTGTACTTAGAAACGCTTTCAGGTGTGATAAGTGCTGTCTTCATTACTTGTTCTTTAGTGATCCCCTGTTTGGTTGGTCAATTGGAGCCGTTCCCGCGTCGGGCCATCCTGGAGCGTTCAATTTCTTCTCGGGTAGTCCCTGCGTTCTCGCTTGTGGCTGGCTCACTTTCTTGTCGTTGTCCATTGCCGCACTCGTTGACTTCTTTTTGAATGACCCATCTGCGTTTCGCTTTCGGAAATAGATTACTCTAAACCATCGATGACCACAATACACGCCGCCTTTCCAAAGCCAAAGCGAATATTTCGATTTACCCTCGGGTGCGAATTGGCCGTTGACGGATAAGTCCTCCCAGCTATCAATGTCTTCCTTTCTGTAAACCATTCCCTGTTTGCTTTTCCCAACTAGGAACACGCATAGGTCACGGCTGTTTGGTTTAGTTTCTTGAGGCCCGTAACGGTAGCGAACCTTGAACAGACCGCTATCCCCTTCACTGGCATCTTGTGGCTTTCCGTCAGGCGGTGAGGTGTCGTTCATCATAATTGAAAGAACGTCGTCCTCAGCCTCTGGGTTGTCAACGGCTGTTGAACTTACCTCTTGCCAATCGTCACCCATCATTTCGCCTTTCTCTTCAAGCGATTTCATCCACTTCTTTGAGTAGTCTTCTGGTTCGTCCTCCTCTTGGCTGCTTAACTTAACGGGTGGCACAAAGTTTGGGTCGCCTTGTACAATTCCCTCCGCAACCTCTGCGGGAATTTGAAGCATAGAAATGAGCAATTGCTTACCCTGTTCTTGTGTAAGTTCTTTAGTTTGGATTTTTGAAATAATCTCAAGCGCTGAACTGATTTGAATACCCGTGTAACTTGCATCTACTTCTCCTGCATCATCTGAGCTTCCAAATATTGAGAGGTCAGAAAACTTCGGTGTTTGAGGAATTCCAATTTCTAAGAGCAACGGTTCAAGCCCCTGAATAAAGGCTTGTCTAATTGGCTCTAAAGTCATTTCGCGCATTATCCCGTAGCTCTCGCGTATTTCATTGGCATTGCTCCCAAGACCTCCTGAGGTACCTCTAATACCAAATAGAAGCGGGCTGCTAATGTTATGAGAAAGCAGAATCTTTTTCTCTGATGTTGAGCCTATGAACTCGTATTGCTTATGCGGGTCTGGAACGTCGTAAGATGCAATTGTTGCGGCGTTCTCAGATCCTTCGTTGAACATGATAAAAGCCTTTCCTGCATTGCTTGAGCCTGTTTTTGTATCTACAAAGTCGCGGGTAACCTGCTTACGCATTTCAGGCGTTCCCACACCATTATTAAAGTTTACGATTCCCGCCGGCGCGAAGCCTCGAAGTATATGGTTAAGATGGTAGTTGCTAGTTTCCACCTCACACTCTGCATATTGTAGGCAACCTTGATACCCGACAGGCGCAAAGTATTCATCATTGTCAATCTCAAGCTGCCAAAAGTATATTTCAATTTCATCTTCTTCAGTTCCAAATCCAAAAGCGGGCACTTGCTTTGGCTTGTACTCTTTTGCGCGGGTGTTATTCCAATCCTTCGATACGAAGAAGTCGGTTATCTCACCGTCCTCGTTCTTCTTACACGGCGCTACCTCTTTGGCTGGCAGAAAGAACACCTTTCGAACGCCCTTCTCCATGTCACGAACTCCGTTTTCATCTAAGTGATATTCAACCTGAGCGACCCACTTGTTATAGACCTCGAATTGCAGCATTAAACGACGCATTTCTACGGGTGGGATGACGTTTGCTAGTTGAATATCCTTTTTGGGGTCTTCGAATTTTAGCCCGTCGCCGTATGCAAGCTTTATAATCCCGTTGATCGCGGCGTTGTTGGTGGTACTATTCAGGTAAAGATCGCGTAGGTAGTCGTAAAAGCTGTTGTTATGCCCCCACATCATGTAATCCTTGCCCTTTCCCGCCTTAACGTCCTGAATTCTGGGGCTAACGTAGTCTGATAATTGGTAAACGTTGCTGTCTCCGACTTGATTTATTTCTTGGCTTCTCTTCATGTTACGTTATATGGCTGTTGAGTCTTGGTACTTACAAATACTTGTCCCCTGTACACCTCTTTGAGAATATTTGAAAGGAGTATTTGTGCAATGAGAAAGGCGTTTATTGTCTGGATAGGTAAATTAAAGGGATCTGCGTCGGTCGATGCCAACATTTGAACCCTGAGTTCCGTTACATCAACAATCGGAAAGGCTCGAAAGTTCATCTTTGCCCCATTAGCAAGACCAACGGCAAGAGGAAAGGCAACGTTGCCCTCAATGTGTCCATCGGTGTAGGTGAGTGTTCTAATTAGGCCGTATACCTTTTCGCTGCTAGTCCAAGCCACGAGGAAATAAGACCCAATACTTTCATGGGGCCGCGCTCGGAACCTAATTGCTTGAGCTGTATCGAGTGGAAGGATTAGCATATCATTCAAATTTAACCAAAAAAAGGGAAGTCGTTAGACCTCCCTCTTGTTTAAACATCCAAAAACCAAATTAGATGAGATTATCAGCCTATACGCTTACAATCGTTGGGGGTGTTGTTAGACCTCCAAACGGAGATGCTAACGTGTACCCTTTCAATAGTGGCGCGTACTTGTTTTCGTTTGCCGTTAACGTTAGATTGTACCCTTGGAAGTCTCCAAGATCACCCCCCGACGCGTTGTTACCCGTGCTATCAATTCCTCTTTCGATTCCTGCTAGGCGTACTTTGCCGTTTCGGTACTGAATGAGAACAGCAGGACGACCCCTTGACATATTGTAGATGTCTTCTAGGTCTGCATCCTGAAGCGTTTGAAGAGCCAATGTCAACACCTGTGCGGCGTAGATAGTTCCATTATCTCGACTTGCCTCTAATGTTTCTTCGAAATTGTTTCCCGTGTTGTCCAGTTCATACTTGTACAATGTAACGGCGGTGTCATCGCTTGCTAACTGTATGTCTTCGACAAGCGTTGCGTCAAATGTTACTTTGAACTCTGGATCTCGATTCAGGAAGTAGACAGCGAGAATCCCCGCTGCCCCATCCTTACATGGTATCTTCCTTCCTCTTGTTACTTCACAACTCATTTATCTTTATTTTTTGAGGGTTAGGAAATATTATAATTCTGCTCCGTACATTACGATTTCTTCAGGCCAGCCGTATTGAACACCAGCGTAGAGCTTCATAATGACACGAAGTTGATCATCACCGTTTACATCTCTCATGTCGATGGTTCTAACGTCAGCCCAGTCACCCAATAGACCTGTACCGAATGCGAGGTTGTCGCGCTCGAAGGCTATCATTTGATCAGCATTCATTCCGCGACATACATACATCGGTGTACCTAAGTAGTCGAGTTCTTTCTTACCAACAAAGCCAGCGTTCATGTAACCAGCACCACCTTCGCCGTTTGTTCCGTATCCCGCTTGTGCAGTCATGTAAAACTTCGCGGCTCTTTTTGAAACGCAGTAGTGGAAA